TGCACATAACCCACAGTTTGCAAAGGCTGCGGGTGTACCGGTATCGGTTGCTAAAGAATTTAGCGGCGCGAGTAAAGGGATGAAGTTTGGCAAGGACACCAATACGTCCCGCCCCGATCTTCAAAGAGTTAATAAACCTAAGACACTTCATGGGAAGATGTCGATTATGAAAGAAGGCGGTAATACTATGGCTACAAAGAAAATGTCCAGCGGCGGCGCTATGCCCATGAAAGACGGTAAACCTGCGTTTATCGGTGATGGTAAAGGCCTGAAACACGGCGGCGCGGCTAAAGCTAAGAAGATGAACATGGGCGGTATGGGTGGCATGGGCTACGCTAAAGGCGGCGGCATCGAGTCTAAGGGTAAAACCAAAGGCAAGATGATTAAGATGAACATGGGCGGCAAGGCCTGCTAATTTAAGGAGTTAATCATGGCAAAGAAAATGATTTTTAACGATGACCGTGAACCCGGAAGTTCAGGTGGTGGTGAAGGCACTCAAGTAGGCGCACCCGGTTTGCCGGGTTATGACAATTCTTCTGGTGGTGGTGGTGATAAGAATGGCGGGTTAATGAAGTCTAAGAAGATGGCTTCTGGTGGCTCCGCTTCTTCACGCGCTGACGGTATTGCCATCAAAGGCAAGACCCGCGGAAAGATGTGTTGACATCATGATGGCCAGTCGCGGGATGGGGGACATCGCCCCCTCTAAAATGCCCAAGGGCAAGAAGAAGGCCCGACGGGACGACACTGACTTTACCCAGTACAAAGAGGGCGGTGCAGTGAAGTCTAAAGTAAACGAAGCTGGCAACTACACCAAGCCCGATTTACGCAAACGTATTTTTAACAGCGTCAAAGCTGCGGCAATTGTTGGAACTGGTGCAGGTCAGTGGAGCGCAAGAAAAGCGCAGGTTATGGCTAAACGGTACAAAGCCGCAGGTGGCGGGTACCGTGATTAAGGCCCCGCAGCAATCCCTCAAGGACTGGGGCAAACAAGATTGGACAACTAAAAGTGGTAAAAAATCTTCTGACACTGGTGAAAGATACCTTCCAAAAGCTGCGATCAAAAGTCTCAGCCCTAGTGAGTACGCTGCAACGACCAAAGCCAAGCGAGCCGGAAAAGCCGCCGGTAAACAATTTGTAGCACAACCAAAGACTATTGCAAAGAAAACGGCAGGATTTAGATGACCACTTCAGGAACAGCAACGTTTAATCTTGACCTCACAGAAATCGTTGAGGAAGCATTTGAGCGTGCTGGTTCAGAGTTGCGTACGGGTTATGATTTAAAAACAGCTCGTCGTTCGCTTAATCTTTTGTTTGCAGACTGGGCAAATCGCGGCATTAACATGTGGACGTTTGAGCAGGGTACATTTACCATGACTCAAGGTTTAGCTACGTACGCACTGCCAGATGACACAGTAGATTTGCTTGAACACGTTATTCGCACGGGCGGGGGCAGTGCCTCTACGCAATCTGACCTTACAATTACCCGTATCAGTGTTTCTACTTACGCCACGATTCCCAACAAACTGCAACAAGCTCGACCGATTCAGGTGTGGTTTCAGCGTTTGGATGGCCAGACTTCTTCAATTGGCACCACGCTTAACGGCGGAATTACAGCCACAGACACCACAATTACGCTGACTTCCGCTGCTGGCCTTCCGGCTACAGGGTTCTTATTAATTGATTCTGAGACAATACAGTATGGTTATATCTCTGGCAATGTGCTTAGCAACTGCTTCCGTGGGCAGAACGGCACAACCGCTGCAACGCATTTAACTGCCGCTGCTGTTTACTCACAAAACTTGCCATCCGTTACTGTTTGGCCAACACCCGATGGATCACAAACCTACCAATTCGTTTATTGGCGTATGCGCCGTATTGATGACGCAGGTGGCGGCGCTAGGACTATGGATGTACCTTTCCGTTTCTTGCCCTGCTTGGTTGCTGGACTCGCCTATTATCTTGCACTTAAGGTAGAGAACGGCGCTCAACGTTTAGATGTCCTTAAAGCTCAATACGACGAAGCTTGGCAACTAGCGGCGGGTGAAGATCAAGAACACGCTTCATTGCGATTTGTACCTCGTCAGATGTTCATTGGAGGGGGCTCCTGATGGGTAATCGGTTTGCTTCTGGTAAGAACAGTATTGCCATGTGCGATAGGTGTGGCTTCCAGTACAAATTGACGGCGTTAAGAAAAGAAATTCAGAAAACCAAGATATATAACTTGCTTGTGTGTCCTCAGTGTTGGGATCCCGACCAGCCACAGTTGCAGTTAGGTATGTACCCAGTGGATGATCCACAAGCAGTACGCAACCCCCGTAGGGACTCAACATACGTCACGGCAGGGGTTAATGCTATTGGCAGTTTAACCGGTGGTTCTAGGGATATTCAATGGGGTTGGAACCCCGTTGGTGGGTCGAGTAATTTTGATGTCGCTTTAACGCCAAACTACTTGGTGGCAACGACATTTGTTGGTACAGTTACGGTAACTTAAAGGAGTTTAATATGGACAAGAAAGATCTAGCCCAAGACAAGAAGATGGTAGGCAGCATGGTTAACAAACATGAGAGAAAAATGCACCCCGGCAAACCTGTAACTAAGTTTGCCAAGGGTGGTAAGACCAATGAAATGATGATGCAGTATGGTCGTGGTTTGGCCAAAGTTGCTAATCAGCGTGGAGGTTAATCATGGCTAAATTTAGCAAAAAAGTTATGGGTAAAGAAGTTGGCGACGCCGCTACTTATGCTGCACCGCACAAAATGAATGGTAGGGCTCTGGTAATGTCGGAAAACCCCGGCAAAGATTCTAGTATTAGTAGCCTTAACACTATGAAAATGAGCGTTGGTGTTATTAATAACGGTCAGAATGAAACTAAAACATCCGGTATCGTCACCCGTGGTAACGGCGCGGCGACCAAGGGAATTACGGCTCGTGGGCCGATGGCGTAAAGCATGAATTACACCGAACTCAGTAACGCAATACAAGCGTACACGGAGAACACGGATACAAGTTTCGTGGCTAATATCCCTGTGTTTGTTCAGCAAGCTGAAGAACGTATATTTAACTCGGTGCAGTTCCCATCTTTACGCAGTAACGTGACAGGGGTAATGACTACAAGTAATAAGTATTTGCAGTGCCCACTGGATTTTTTGGCGGTGTATTCATTGGCGGTCATTAACGCCAGTGGCGAGTACGAGTACTTGTTAAACAAAGATGTTAACTTTATTCGGCAGGCATACCCACAGCCCACAGACACTGGGATTCCTAAATACTATGCGCTGTTTGGCCCACGTTCGGATAACGCGGCAGAGTTAACTTTTATTCTTGGCCCTACACCAGACGCCGCATACGGGGCAGAGTTGCACTATTTCTTCTACCCACCAAGCATTACAGTTTCTCCCTACACTTCATGGCTTGGTGATAACTTTGACACGGTGTTGTTGTATGGTTCATTGGTTGAGGCATACACCTACATGAAGGGTGAGAGCGACATGATGGGGTTATATAACCAAAAGTACCAAGAAGCCCTTGGACTTGCAAAACGTTTGGGCGATGGCATGGAGCGTCAAGACGCTTATCGTTCTGGTCAGTATCGCCAAAAGGTAACTTGACATGTCGATTGTTCAAACTCAAACCACATCGTTTAAAGCAGAGCTTTATCAAGGCGTACATGACTTAACGACTGACGTTATTAAGATTGCCTTGTACACAGCCAGCGCGGATTTGAATGAAACAACAACGGCGTACAGTGCAACCAATGAAGTAGCTAATACAGGCACTTACGTTGCTGGTGGGGCGACACTAACACCCATTACGGTATCGTCTTCTGAATACACAGCCTTTGTAGGTTTTCCAAACATCTCGTGGACAGGAGCTATCACAGCCCGGTGTGCGCTGATCTATAACGATACTGTTGCCGGTAATCCATCAATAGCTGTTTTGGACTTTGGGTCTGATAAAACATCTACCGTTACATTTACAATCACCATGCCAGCCAACACTGCTACGGCGGCTCTTATTAGGAGTTCAAATTGATTACCACAACCAAAGGTGAAATGGACGAATCATTGCTTGAAAAGCGTGAAGGTTCATTGGATAATGACAACGAAACAACCACATGGGTAGAGTATTGGTTGGATGGGGAATTGGTACATCGTTCGGTTCACGTTCAATTAAAACGTGCTGTTGTAAGTTTTGGCGAAACCGCTGAATTTTAAGGAATTATTATGGCAAATTTACCAGCAATGACCACTTCATTCAAGGTGGACTTATTTAACGCGGTTCATGCGTTTAACGGCACGGGCGTTCCTGCTCATACAGTATCAACTGCTGATGTGTTTAAAGCGGCCTTATTCACGGCGGCCAGTTCTTTAGGTGCGGCAACAACGTCTTACACAGGCGCAGTAACTGAAGTGTCTGGTTCTGGTTATACCGCCGGAGGTGTGGTTGTGACGTTTGGTACAGCACCAAGCAGTACTGGAACAACATCATTTTTAACGCCATCTGCAAGTATTGTGTATACCACAGTCACTTTGGCTACGTCATTTGATGCGATGCTTTTGTACAACGACACAAACGCGGGTAAAAAGTCTGTAGCTGTTTACACATTCACGGCGCAAACAGTTGCGGCGGGTACGTTT